TGTACGAGCGTAAAACTAGTATCCGTAAAAAGAAAGTTTCTGCAATGGATCTATTTTCTGCGTTGATCAAAGAACGTGCAGAAACTGGACGCATCTACATTATGAATGTAGACCATGCGAACACACACAGCAGTTTCAAAGACACTGTATACATGAGCAACTTGTGTCAAGAGATTACGTTGCCGACTAAGCCACTTAATCACATTGATGACCCAGAAGGCGAGATTGCACTTTGTATCCTGAGTGCTATTAATGTTGGCACTATCAAAGACCTGAACGACCTAGAAGAGCTATGCGAACTAGCAGTACGTGCTCTAGAAGAAATTATTGATTACCAGCGTTATCCAATCCTAGCTGCTGAAAAGTCAACCAAAGCACGCCGCAGTCTCGGCATTGGCTATATTGGTCTTGCTCACTATCTAGCTAAAAACAAAGTGCAATACAGTGATCCAGCAGCATGGAAAATGGTGCATGATTTAACAGAAGCATTCCAGTACTTCCTACTAAAAGCAAGTAATACTCTTGCTAAAGAACGTGGTGCTTGCGAGTATTTTGATCGTACTAAATATAGCGACGGTATCCTTCCTATTGATACATACAAAAAGGAAGTAGATACTATTGTAGCAAACGAGTTAAATTATGATTGGGATACACTACGCAACGATATCAAAGCACACGGCCTCAGGCACTCAACTCTGTCCGCACAAATGCCATCAGAGAGCAGTTCCGTTGTGTCGAACGCAACCAATGGAATTGAGCCACCTAGAGGCTACTTGTCCGTTAAGAAAAGCAAAAAAGGCCCCCTTAAACAGATTGTTCCACAATATCAAAGCCTTAAGCAATACTACACCTTGCTGTGGGACATGCCTAGCAACGAAGGTTACATCAATACTGTCGCAGTAATGCAAAAGTTCTTTGATCAAGCCATCAGCGGCAACTGGAGTTACAATCCAACACACTACGAGAACAACGAAGTTCCTATGAGCGTAATGCTACAGGACATGTTGATGACATACAAACTAGGGTGGAAAACAAGTTACTATCAAAACACTTATGATTACAAAACAGATCCAAGTGAATTAGAAGACGAAACTCCTGTAGAACTAGCACCATCAGAGCTTAATGGCAGTGAAGATGATATGTGTGAAGCCTGTGCAATTTAACACTTGACATACAGCCCATTAGGGCTGTATACTTCTCTATATAACATAAAAGGATAAACTATGTCGAAGACCGTATTCAACCAAGAAAAAATAGACTTCACAAAACAGAACATGTTCTTCGGTGAAGATCAAAACACACAGCGTTACGATACATTTCGTTTTCCTGTGTTTGATAAACTTAATCAAACTATGCTTGGGTATTTTTGGCGTCCAGAAGAAGTTAGTCTGCAGAAAGATCGTGCGGACTTTGCTAACTTCCGTCCAGAGCAAAAGCACATTTTTACTAGCAATTTAAAATACCAAACACTACTTGACAGCGTCCAAGGACGTGGTCCATGCCTAGCATTTTTGCCGCATGTTTCACTTCCTGAACTAGAGGGATGCATTGTTACTTGGGACTTCTTTGAAACAATTCACTCACGTAGCTACACACATATTATGAAGAATGTGTATGCTGACCCTTCAGAAGTGTTTGATACTATTCTAGATGACGAAAAGATTATTGCTCGTGCTACATCAGTAACCAAACACTATGATGCATTTACAGAAGCAGCTGATGCATATACACACCGCGGAGAAGGCGATATGTATGATGTTAAAAAGAAACTGTATCTTGCAATGCACACAGTAAATATCCTAGAAGGTCTTCGCTTTTATGTATCGTTTGCATGTACATTTGGGTTTGGTGAACTAAAGCTAATGGAAGGATCGGCTAAGATTGTTAGCTTGATTGCTCGTGACGAAGCACAACACCTTGCACTAAGCACACACATTCTTAAACTTTGGGCACAAGGTAAAGATGATCCAGAAATGGCAAAGATTGCCAAAGAGTGTGAACCAGAAGTTTATGACCTGTGGCGTGAATGTGTTGCAGAAGAAAAGGATTGGGCAGAGTATTTGTTCAAAGATGGTAGCATGATTGGTTTGAATACTACACTGCTAAATCAATATGTAGAGTATATTGCAAACAGACGTCTTAAAGCATTGGGCTTTAATGCAATCTTTGATCAACCAGTTAACACTAACCCGCTACCGTGGACACAGCATTGGTTGTCAAGCTCGGGCTTGCAGGTTGCACCACAAGAGACAGAAGTTGAAAGCTATATCATCGGCGGCATTAAACAAGATGTTGACAAAGACAAACTAAAAGGCTTCAGCTTATGATTGAGATCTATGGTAAAGCACAATGTCCGTTCTGTGATAGAGCAAAGGCATTGTGCGAACAGCGAAACTACAAATTTAAATACTATCAACTTGACGTAGATTTTACTCGCGAAGAAGTACTAGAAATGTTTCCAGAAGCACGTACTTTTCCACAGATTAAAGTAAACGGCTCAAGCATCGGCGGCTGGGATAAATTTCCACAGTATTTAGAAGAAACAGGCTATAACGGAACAGGACACACACTATGATTATCGAAACACCTTACAAACTAAACGACACAATCACAATCCGTACCAGTGCCGGTGAAGAGATTGTAGCACGGTTTCAAGAAGAAAACGACAAAACTATTACTGTAACCAAACCAATGGCGTTGCAAGCAACACAACAAGGCATTGGCTTAGGACCATTTGCATTTACAGTTGATCCACAACAAAAAATCAAACTAAATAAAAGTGCAGTTCTGTTTATTCACAAAACAGAAGAAAGTATGGCCAAACAGTACATTCAAAGCACAAGCGGAATTGCAATGGTTTAAGGAGTCTAAATGCCTTTGGTAGCAAGAAAAGATGGTGTAGATATTGTTAATACAATACATGTGAGTGTCGGTGATGCTAATCCGTTAGACGGAATTGCGTGTGATGCTGCACCTCAAGACATTGCTACAGAAGCAGGCAGTGGAGATGTTTTTGTAGAAGGTGTGGGTGTGGTTCGCGAAGGTGATGTAGAGCAAAGCCACACTATTCCAGGATGCAGTAGTCACCAAACTGGACTTGCAACATTTAGTCCAAATGTTTATGCTAATGGTAAACCTGTCGGCAGACTCAATGATACATATACCTGCGGTGCAAAAATTGTAAATGTAACACAAGGCACAGTATACGCCAACGGCGGTTGACAAACTCTCTAATCTGTGCTATAAAATATTATAATAGGCAAAATAGAAAGGCAAACTATGAACAAGATTATCTTGACCGACGCAGATGGCGTCCTACTTAACTGGGAATACGCATTTTGTTGTTGGATGGAACAACATGGTTATACTCAAATCAAAAACGGAAACTGGGAATATGATATTGCCAAACGTTTTAGCATCACTAAAAAAGAAGCAATCGACAAAGTAAAAGTGTTCAACGAGAGCGCTGCTATTGGATTTTTGCCTGCGTTGCGTGATGCAATGTACTATGTTAAACGACTACACGAAGAACACGGTTATACATTCCGTTGTATTACAAGTTTAAGTCTTGATCCAAACGCATACAAGTTGCGTAAAATGAATCTAGAAAAACTGTTTGGTGAAACAGCATTTGAACAGTTGGTTTGTTTGGACACAGGTGCAGACAAAGATGCTGCACTAGAACCATATCGTGACAGTGGGTTGTATTGGATTGAAGACAAAGTTAGCAACGCCGAACTTGGTCGCAATCTAGGACTACGGTCTATTCTAGTTGAACACGGATTTAATATGAAAGATCATATCTTTGGTATTAAAAAAGTTACTAACTGGAAAGAAATCTACGAGTATATTGTGGGTGAATAGATTGACGGAAGTCCACGATCAACTAAAAACTGCATTTGCTGTTTATGTAAAAGAAAGCGAAAAGTTTGAAGAGCACGGCGTAAAAGTCTCTGCTCAACGAGCTCGTGAAGCATTGCAGGAAATGAAACAGTTGATCGCAATTCGTAGAAAAGAAATACAAGAAAAGAAAGTGCAGACATGATTAAAACAAATATTGGACCTACTGACATCTATATTTGCGAAAGCACAGCAAATTGTATTGTTTACAATCCAACCGAAACACTTGCAAATCAAATTGCAGAATACATTTACAAAAACAATTACATTTGTGGTGCTATCTATCATACCGATATAAACAAAGCATTATATCTTCACAGAATGACAGGTGGCAATATCATTACTGATCAAGCGCAAGCAGAAGCATACGAAAAGACATTATGTTAGCGCAATAAAACTGTTAAAATGTAAATACATTATGACAGCAAAAGAGTTTAAATGGGCCAACGAGTTACACTGGATGGTCAAAGGACATCTTATTCCGCAAGAGTGGGCTAGAGATGAACAACAAGTAAAATCAATGGAAAATAGTTATTTCAAGCGTCTCTGGGGAAACCATGAGGCGCTTTATCGTAAAGACGGTTTCGAACTAGCATGGGAGCAACAGTATGGTAACCTCGAAGATAGCGCAACTTAGCGAACAAGACTTAGATTATTTAGATCGAATATTACACAGAGAGTTTTCCCATCAGTGCAATAAATCGACACAATGGCACACTAAAAATCATTACAATGATCCGTGTGACAAAACAGCAACTTTACGTAGATTGATATCAGCAGTACAAAGTCAAAAGAAGCTCGTAACAATGCCCAAGTGGTGATATATAGTATATCAACCAAGAGGTAATTTATGACACATGCACACAAGATAGCTGTAATTCAAGCAATAGCTTGGATAGGCGCAGCCTATAGTTTCTTTATATTTGACTTTCCTACAATTATTTGGGTAATCTTAATAGGATATCTAATCGGAGTAGTAGGGGGCATTGTAGGTTTGCACAGATACTTCTCGCATAGAAGTTTTACAGTAAACAAGTTTTGGCATTACGTGTTGATGGCCACTGCAACAATACAAGGATTAGGTTCGCCCATTGCTTGGGTTAGCTGTCATCTAAAACATCATGCACACAGTGACACAGAAAAAGATGCCCACAGCCCTAAGCACAAAGGCCGTTTTAAGGTGTTTTTTGGTTACTTCTTTGATGCATACGATGTTGATCCAAGATATGCAGTTACTTACTTGCGTGATCCGGCACATAAATTTGTTCACAATCAATACTTCAAACTGAACTTTGCTTATGCTGTTGCATTATTGTTGATCAATCCGTTGTTGATATTTCCGCTATATTTTTGGCCTGTGGTGTTTGGTGTGCTGTTTTGCGGAATAACTAATGTGATCAGCCATTGGAAATTTGTTCCCGAAGACAACTGGGTTGTAGCTATACTAACTAGTGGCGAAGGACAACACAAGTATCACCATGATAATCCAAATGAAGCAGTGTTACCGTTTCCAGACTTTGCAGGATTTATAATTAAGTTAATTAGAAAAAATCCATTGACATCTTAACAAATATGTAATATAAAAGTAGCACGATGTGAACAAAGCAAACGAGGGTAACTGTGTCACGCTATAAAGAACGCTACTATGCAGCAGACGGTTGGGACTTTAAAAACAACTTCCTTGTAGGAACTGAGTGGACGGTGGACGGAAGCAAAGCAGGTTCTAGTTACACAGTTACCCTCACCGCCAAAGGCTTCAAGTGCGAGTGTCAAGGTTTCACTTTCAAAGGTAAATGTAAACACACAATTCTAGTCGCAGAAAGGTTCGACTAATGACTTATTGGGCTACACTTTACTATGCCGGTGCTGTGGTATTGAGCATGGGCTACGAAGGACAGACACTAAACGATTGTAACTTGCTGGGGCAGGTAATGATGTACGACATCACCACTGCTTATATGGATCCTGCTCTTGAAGCAGAATTGGCAGCAAGTGTGTTTCCTACTGACCAGTTTAGTTTTGCTTGCGAAACTGAACGCTTGCCTGTCGATGAAAGGTATATGGAATGACCGCTTGGACGCTGTTTCTTGACGACATTCGCTATCCAGAGGATGTTCGTATTGACCTTGGCCCATACCGTAATGTAATCATTTGCCGCAACATGGATGATGCTGTTTGGGCAGTACGTCAATACGGCTTGCCGGTGTTCATCAGTTTCGATCATGACTTGGCTGATACGCATTACATCATTGGTGATGGTGAGAAGACTGGCTATACTTTTGCTAAATGGTTCTGTGCTTATGTAATGGACAATGAACTTGACTTGCCCAGAGGATTCAGTTATGCTGTTCATAGCATGAATCCTGTAGGAGCAGAGAACATTCGTGCTTATATGGAAAACTTTTTAAAGGCTTACAAATGAAGTTCTATGTGATTGAATATGACGACTATGATTGGGTTTATCCTAACGGCCCACAAGACTTTTTGAACTGCTATACGCAAGTGACAGGTCGTCGCTACTATACATCGAGTCAGGCCAAGACAGTTGATCCAACTGACATTCAATATGCTAAACTGTTTCCAAATCAGCGTAGTGTAAAGCAAGCACTTCAATGGGCAGGTGAAAACCCAAAAGTGTTTGAAGTTGAAACCAGTGTAACGGCTCAAACAAAGGCAAGAGGCAAGCAATGCTTATCGTTTGCCTCGTATGGGCTATGAGTTGTATCGTATCTATGTGATTGAAAAGCCTCGAGAAGTCACTGGCTTTTACACTGGTCAAACATTAACTATTAAGAAAACCGGTCGTAGAACGGGCAAGACTTATGGTTTAAATCAAGCACAGATTACAAGGCTTTATGGTGAACTGTTTAAAACAGAACCAGCATACGAAGTAAAATGGTTGAAACCAAAACAAGCCACACTGCTTCGTATGCGTGGACATCGTGTAGAACCTGCTGAACCAGGCGATCGTGTTGGACACGTAGGACCCATTGAACAACCTGTGAGACTGGGCAGATGAAACCTTGGCAAGCACCTATTCCACAAACACCCAGCCGACGTGCTCGCAAACGCTGTTATACTATTTGGCGAGTGTGGCGTTGGGGCGATGGCGAACGTGGTAGTCGTGCCGGCGGCAAAGTGGTTTGGCTTACGGACAAGCAACTTACTCTTGCTCGTATCAAATATCCTAACATGGAGTTTGATGAAGTTTTGGAAAAAGATAGTTTAGAAGCGTATAAAAAATATCTTGACCAAACTATTGAATAGTGCTATATTAGTTAAGTAGAAACAAAAAGGAAGCTACAAATGATGCCACTGGCAATGATTGGTTTGCTCGTTGTGGGC